TTTTCGAGGATCTTGTACAGGTCCTCACCCGGGCTGCCATCTCCTTCGGCTGCCTGCTTGACTTCTTCTGCCAAGCTTCCGCCTTCTCCAGCTTCTCCTCTTCCAGGCCCTTCTCCATGCCTTCGGGCGGCTCCATTCCGACCGCTTTTGCCAGCACTGTTAGGAAGCCGTTCGGCAGCTCGTCCCCGTAAGCCTTCAGCAGCTTGCCCACGATCTCAGCCGCCTCCAGGCTCTCATCGAACAGCCCCGCCTTCTCCAGTGCCAGGCTCAGCTCCTCATCGTCTTCGGTGAGGATCTTCTTCAGCTCCTTTTTGTCCATAGCCTTCACCAGTAGGTACTTCTTGCCATTGATTCCCTGCGGGGCGAACGAAATTTCCCTGACCCATGCGCTCAGCACATCGTAAATTTCATGCCCGTTGTACTCTGACATACTCGCCCCCCACAGAGATCCCCTGATAGATCCCGGCCTTGATGAGCCTCCAGATGTACTCTGAGAGGATCTTGATACAGACCACCCAGGAGCCTTTCTTGATCGGCTGGCCCATCCAGTCGTAATCTGTTTTGGCGATCTCTGACTCTACAAGCAGAGCCTGGACCTCCTGCCCCGAATGCCAGTTCTGGAACTGCCGAAACAGTCCTGCACAGTATTCGTGGGCAAGCTGTTCGATGAGCTCTGCCGAAAACACGTCCCCCTCCCCGTCTGGGGTCCCTGGCTCTAAGACGACACAATAGACGAGGTGCTGATCCTCGGCAACCTCGGTCGGGGCCTTGAGTAGCTTCGTTCGTCTTTCAGGAAGAAGAAAGCTCTTCCTTGGGTATAAACCCTCTTTCATCGTCTTTCTGATCTTCTTGACCTTCCTGCTGACCTCTTTCTCGATTGCAGGGTTGGCGAGCGCCCCGGGATGAGGCAGAGCGAAGTCAGCCCTCGGACCCATGGCCTCAGCAGCCTGCTTTCCGAGCGTGATTATGATGTCCGGCTGGATCGCCTGGAGGTCTTTAAGCAGCCCTGGCATGTGCCTTTTGACCTCTTCGGCCTTTGGAGGCCTGCAGTGCCCTCTAGCCTTGAGAAGTCTTGGCACCAGGTAGGTTATGCCCACCTCGGATTTTCTGAGCCCCAGCGGCTCTAAGACAGCCTGTTTAAAGCCCGATCCTTCGGCTCCAGTGATCGGAACCCCCCGGGCTGCATCATATTGGCTTGGTGAGGCTGCTACGAATGCGATCTTTGGGCCTCGGCTGCTGCCGATCCAGAGAGGCACGTCCCGGCTTTTGCTCATCTCCTCTGCGAACTCGTTTACGCTTGCGACCGTCCCCTCCCAGTCGCTTACCGGCTCCGGCCAGCATACGCAGTTCGGATGAAGCGGCTCGAACTCGCCCTCGAAGATCTGGCCGTCCCTCTCCAGGCAGGCCTTGCACGGATTCGGCCCGCCTATGTGCCATCTATACGCCATGCAAATGCACGCTCCTCAGGGCTTCCTGCACTGCCACGCCTTCTCAAGAGACTGCTTTTGCACTGCGTCACCCTCCACACTTGCGGTACTTTCTGTCGGCAAATCCGCCAGCTCTCGAAGATGGTTCTCAATCAGCCCGTCCGGGTCCGCCCACTCGGCCTTGAACCCCAGCTTTTGGAGGGCTTCTGCAAGCTGCTCCAGGTTCGGGTTCTCAACCTTTCCATGAGCCAGCTCCGGCAGCCTCTCCCTCTCCTCGTAAATCTCCTGGTTCATCTCAGCCAGCCTGCTCACTGCATGCTGGTTTATTGTCTCGCATATCCTATCCAGGATTGCGGATATCGCCACCGTCAAAACCCTGTTCTTTGTCTCCGCCAAAGCATACGACCCCTGCCGGCCAGCCCCCAGGAGAATGATGTCAACCAAAAAAGAGCCCGCAATCCGCTGGTCGTACATGTTCAGGACCTGGACGATATTAAACTGCTTCTGGCCGCCCCCTGTCAAGAGCTTCAGATCCCAGAGCGGGTTGCCCTTCTCGTCGCACTCCGAGGACAGGAGCACCCCGGCCTCCTCGTCGTTTCTGATCCCAGTCACCAGGTCCAGAGCGTCCTGCTTTGCCTCCGCCTCCTTCGATGTCTTGGCCTCGATTACCTTCTTCGGAGCCCTGAGCACCGGGATCCCCGCCAGGTCCCTCTCCATTCCAGTCTTGAGCAGGTCCTCAATGATAGACTTCGAGAGCCACGGCTCGTAAGCTCCCCGAAGCGGTGACTCGCCCTCTGGATTGTCGTCTGTCGTCCTGAACCTAAACAGCAGTGACTTGTCGAGCGGCACGAAATAGATCTCCCCGGTGAGGGGATCTCTCTGGTTCATCCCCAGGAGCGAATGATCTCCCTCGTCGTCGAACACCCACTCCCACATGGTGAGCTGCGACCTCGGAGCCCAGCGCCTCCAGCCGATTGTCCCGTCATTGTACTGACTCCGAAACTGCGGTTTTCTCTCATGCCGGCCCCTTCGGATCTTGTATGTTATCTCCATGTAGGACCATCCGAAGCGTAGCATCGACAGTATTTCGGTGACAGTCTGGTTCCAGCTCACGCTCATGTCATGGATGCAGCTTTCAAGGTGGGCTGCAGCCTGCAGGTCCTCCTCGTCTGTCCCGCCTGGCCGGATGAACCAGGGTACCTGCTCGACCATCGACTCGATGATGAGCAGCCCTCCGGCTATGATCGGGTCCGAGCGGGACATGAGATCATAGATCTCCATGCCTGCCGTCCCGTGCAGCTTCCTCTCCGGGTCTGCGTAGATCTGGCCGCCCATCCGCCTCAGGCCTGAGACACCGATCTCCTTCAAGATCTGGGTCTGCTTCCGGCTTGATATGCTCTTATGAAGTCTCCTCAAAACTGCCTCCTCCTCTTTCTGATTCTACCAGTAGGTTTTTGATTGATACCGGAGCTGCCGTCTCCTTTCCCCGGGCGCCGGACCGCAGCAGCAGCTCAACAGCCCCTGTCACAGCATCCACGATGTCGTCATGCTGGCCCGGGAAGGTCACAAACTCGTAGATCAGAGCCTCGGCCCACGAAGCCCCCTGCCTGATGAACAGCTTCCCGTTTGCTGCCTTGCTGCTGACGAGCAGCGCCCTTGACAGCTTGTCTGTGTCCTGCTTTACCGGGACAAACGCTATGTGGCTGACCTCTGGATCCGAAATCAGCTCTTGAAAACCCGACTTCTGGAAGCCGTTTACCTCGACTCCAACGAGGTCGACACCCTGGCGCAGGACCTCTCTTTTGATCTCCTCCCGCGCCTGGGGCCACTCCCATCTGCCCCGCCTGATGTCCAGGATGTAGATGCTGCCTGACTCGTCAGCTCCGACTGTGGAGATCACTGTGAAGTCGGCCCGGGTGCTGGTCGACGTGGCCAGATCGCAGAAGCAGGCCCGGCGCAGTGCCGACGCCGAGACAGCCCACGGCGCCCGGCTTACCTCATCCACGAGATCGATATCTCCCAGCTCGGCCAACCCGATTGTCTTGTTACGACATTGATATACAGCGGCCCGAAATGGGCCGTCCTGATCACCTTTTCAGGTGTTACAACTGATATCGTTCTCACTCGACCACCTCGATCTCTCGAAAATACTCAGGCCGAAACAGCATCCCCTCCTTTAGAACCGGCCTCTGCTGGTAGACCGATTCCCAGTCGTAAGGCGAGACCTCGGCCTTCGTGGCCATGAGGACAGGCACCGGGTACTTCTCAGGCCAGAGGGCTTCGCCGGGCTTTCTCCCCAAAGGATCCTCCTCCTCGGCCAGGGCGGGCAGGACGACCTTCCTCCACGGCGGGGCGAACTCTGCCTCCTCCACGTCTGCAACCTTCCTCTTCTCCAGCCTGCCCGGCAGATCGTCAATGTGCCACCTCGTGGCCATGACGATTATAATCGAGTACGGAGCCCAGGGCAGCGGATTGAGACGCTGGCGGGCTGTTCCAGAGTACCACTCCCATGTTTTCTCTCTGAACGTCGGGCTCTCGGCCTCGGCCCGAGACTTGATCACGTCGTCGATTATCAGAACATGAGCCGGCTTGCCGGTCATGGCTCCTGATGTCCCCGACGTGGACATGCCTCCGCCTGCCGTCGTCGACCACTCGTTCGCTGCCGCAGACTTATCCTGGATCCTGACCCTCAGGACGTTGTTGTTCTCTGTGATTGTATCCCTGACCTTCCGGCCCCAGCGCATGGCGTACTCGTCCTGATAGGATGCCAGCATTACGTGCATCCAGGGATACATCTCCAGGAGCCAGACAGGGAACCAGTGTGAGACCAGCTCACTCTTCCCGTGCTGCGGTGGCATCGATATCAGC